AGTGACCCACGAAGTGACCCACTAAATAAGAATGATATTAATAATAAAGATCTAATAACCCCCCTTACCCCCCAGGGGGTGACTGCGTTGTTTGATACGTTTTGGAAATCGTACCCAAGCAAAAAATCAAAACCCACTGGTCGCAAGGCGTTTGAAAAAATCGCAGCAAAATTCAAAACCAAGCCTGATGAATTTAAAACCTTGGTTGGCGAAATTATTAGCCATGTTGAAAAACGCAAACTTGACGATCCGCAGTGGACCAAAGACAGCGGGCAATTTATCCCGATGCCTGCAACTTTTTTGAATCAAGAGCGCTGGAACGATGAATACACAACGGGGGCAAACCATGAAAGCAGTCAGCACAATCTTACAAGCCAATCACATCGACAATTGCGGTCGAATCCTAATACCCGATACGCAGACGCACAAGCGTACTTGGAATCACGCGGACTCGCCGAACCTAGAGAAAGCGCTAGTAGCCCTATGGACTCGTCTGGACCAAATGTTTACGGGCCGGTGGACGCGGGAACATGGGGGACTGGGGAGTGATGATTTTAAATATTTGCTTGGTTTGCTCACTGAAAAGTTTAAAAGCCCCGATGATGTTGCCGCCGCGAGCATTAAATTGCTTGAGAGTGGGGCAGAGCATCCACCGTCAATCCCTAAGCTTTTGTCGCTTTGTCAAAAGCCTAAGCAGCATGCAGCACACAAAGAGATCAATCGTGATTTTTTGTTACCGCAGCTTGCAAAAGGCCCGCGCAGCGAAAGTACCGAAAATAAGCTTGCTGAATTGCGCAAGCAGCTTAAGCGGAGGGCTTTAAAGTGAACAAATGCAAAAAAATTACTGTTGTTTTAAAGGGTTTTTTAGCCGTTGCTTTAGCGATATATGTGTTTTTGTATATTGGCTCATGTGCGCAGCAGCTTGATGAGGCGCGTGAAAACGTGTGCAAAGAAAAAGGCATGGTTTTAGTAACTGCTCGCGGTAAAGACTACTGCACATACGGCACAAGGGAGGGACTATGACTCTATTTAAAGAAATCGCAGAGCGTCAAATTAAATGCGAAGTATGTGGCTGTGACACTATTGCGCTATACGGTGGTGGCTGGGATAACGATTTAATCTACTGTAGAGATATTGAGTGTGGTGCTGAGTACGTATTCCCAACAACGACAATTGCGGAGGGTGCGGAATGAAATCATACGAGCAAGACCAAAAAGAGTTTATTCGTGCGCTTAAGCAGATTTTAGGTAGCGATTACCAAGCGGCATTGGTTGACGCAAAAGCAGCTAAGGCGGCAGCACTTGAGGGGATAAGTAACCCAACACCAAAACAGATTGGCTTTGCTACGGCAGAAGCTAACCGCGCTATGGCAAAGGCAGCTAAGGCGCATGGTGTTGATAGTGTGCCGCAGTACATTAAGGACCAAAAAGAAGCGGCTAAGAACAGACACGCACAGCGCAATAATTCACATAGCCAAAACCGTCAAGCGGCTAACCGTATGCAAAACATTAAAGCGAACCCTGGTAACTTCACATCAAACAAGGTGCCAGCTAACCAAGGCTATTCGCTTAACGCTGAGCTTGAAAAAACATACAGGGCAAAGGTGGCGTCATGAAGCTAAACGAACTTAAGCCAGGTACTGAATTTATTCTAGTCAGAACAGGCGGGATTTATCGCGTTAGGAAAGACCAATCACAGTCAACGCATTACAACACCCATTGCACAAGAATTATAAACGGTAAGCCGTTTGCAAAGGTTTACCTTAATGGTCAGAGCTTTGTTGAGATAGTGAGTAACGACGATGAGTAAGAAAGTGCTAACCGCTACCAATGTTCAATACTTCATGCCGCAGATAGGCCAAGCTGTTAGAGATTTATTACGTCAAGGCAAGAACGTGGTTATTGAGTTTAAAGAGCACAAGGCTAAACGCTCATTAGCTCAAAATAGATTGCTTTGGATGTGGAACCAAGAAATAGCCAATCATTTTCGTGATCACTTTGGTCAAGAAAACAGCTCGGAAGATGTGCACGAAGTATTTGTTCGGAAAAAGTTTGGCGTGAAAGTCATTCAAGCAGGTAACGAAGAACCAATCATCGTACGCAAGCGCACACGCAAACTAAACACTAAGGAGTTTTGCGAATACCTAAACTGGATGGAGCAATACTGCGCTGAATATTTAGAGCTCATGCTGCCTCAGCCAGAGGACTTATATCACTTAGCTATTTATGGGGAGTCAAACAATGTCGCTCATTAGTAAAAAAATACGTAACAGCGCACGCGGCCAAAACTGCCAAGTGCGCATACCTGGTGTATGCAACCATAACTCTGAAACCGTAATACTTGCACATGTTGGTAAAGGTTCGGGTATGGGTCAGAAGTGTGACGATATACATGCCACTTACGCATGCTCTGCTTGTCACGATGTAATTGATAGACGAGTACGCCAAGGAAGCGCAAACGAAGTGATGGTTCATGCCTATGAGGGCATGGTTAGAACTCAAAAGCTTTTACTCGAGCAAGAACTAATACAGGTGGCTAAATGAAACTAACCATTGGTATTGATCCCGACTTTGTTAAAAGCGGCATAGCAGTTACCCAAAATGAAACGATTGTTCATTTAGAGTCATTGGGCTTTGTAGATTTGTTTGAGTACATAGCCGCCGCAGGTGATAAGCAAAGCATTTTAATTAAGCTTGAGAACCCAAGCGCTATAAAGCCGCTATTTGGTGCCAAAGCTAAAAACAAGCGCTCTATACGTGAAAAGATTTGTCAGGACGTAGGTAAGTGTAAAGCAACCGGCTCACTTATTCAGCAAGTGCTAGAAAGCCAAGGTTATAAAGTAAAACTAGTTAAGCCACTTAAAGGCCCTGTTAAACGCCAAGCTAAAAATGATGCTGTTTACTTTAACAAGTTAACTGGTTGGAAAGGGCGAAGCAACGAAGATAAGCGCGATGCGGCATTGGTGGCGCTTTATGGGTGATAAATAACTGATTTAAAAGGCTAATAAAACTAATTAGCGGAGTGGGCGGGAAAGTTATTACAATTGGAAATGTTAAAAATTGTTTACTTTACCCGTTTTGTAAACATTTTCTTACACATGGGGCGCATACCGATGATGTCAATACAATTGCTTTACAGCAGACAAGTACCAAGAACAATAAATTGCGATCCTGCAATGCTTACTCGCAGCGCTAACGCAGTAACTAATGACGAAATACTGGCTATACTCAGCAAAATTAAAAGTAAGCACCCAATTGGTAACGCGGTACTTGATGCGCAAATAGCGTTAGACGAATCAGCAAAGGCTTTATTGCAAGGCGCGTTAATGCGTTCGTTAATAAGCCAGGGCTATGATGAGTTTATATCACAGGCGCTTGCTACAGTTGCCGTAATTGAAGTGTGCGATAGCCCTGCCTGTTCACGATGTAAGGGCACTGGCTTGTTTATGAAAGCGGGGCAAGGCATGATTGAATGCTCTAAATGCCATGGGGTAGGTTCGTTTGTACCAAGCGGGCGTGAGTTGCACAGAATGGTGTTGCAGGCACTACCATTAGGCAAGGGCTTTAGCAGAGACACATTTAAACGCAAGTGGTACGATATTTACATGGGCGCTGTTGATACGCTGCACACAGAAGCAGGCGGCGCCGCTGCATATGCTAAAGACATATTGCGCAAGATTGAAAGCGAAAACGAATATAGAGAGGTTGGGTGAATGAAACTAAAACAACTAAGTAACCATTTTACCTTTTGGAATAAAGTATGGGCTACTCATTTAATTGAAGCGAGCGACTTTAGAGAAGCAAGCCCGCAGGTAGTTAACGATATTATTAACCGTAGAGGCAAGAGCTTTACTCAAAGGCTGGTTATTCCGCCTAGCTTAATGCGCGATATAAGCGAAAAGGAAATTAAAGCTGTTATCTTGGATGAATTAAGCGTACACGAGCAAGTTGCTAGCAGTGCTAGGCGGTTAGCAATGCAAATGACAGATGATGACTTTAAAGTTATGGGAGCAGGCAATGACTGATAAAACTAAAAAAGAGATTGAAGCAACCGAAGCAAAAGTAATGGCAATGCTTGAGTTGGGTGAATTAGATAGTGCGGTAGTTGATTACATAGAACTGCTACAAGAAACAATCACAACATACCAAGGCGAGCTTTACGCTAAGAATAGCCAAATAAGCAGCCTTGAATATAAACTAGCCAATATAGATAAAATCGAATCTTGACTTTCGACCACTTATTGCTACTATTTCACCAAGCTAGGTATTTTACGCCTAGTTAGAAAAGCCCGCTTAACTGCGGGCTTTTTCGTATGCGCACAAAAGTAAGGTTTTATTAGTCATTTTACTCCTTAGTAAGCCCAGCCTAACCGCTGGGCTTTTTTATGCGCGAAACAAATTTATAGGTGGGTGTTATGACAAGCGATAAAGAAATGTGTAAAGACTTTGAAGATAGTGGGGCGTTCTTTCCTAAGGTAACGCCTGAACGTATTGAAGAACTAATGAAGCAGATTCGATACATTCCATCATTAGTAGAGGGAACCACGACAACGCTTGTTGTTAGCGTCCTACCGATTGGCTTAACAGATTTTACTTTAGCCACCACCACGATGGCGTGCGTAGATAAGCGCAACTTTAATGCTGAAAAAGGCGTTAAGTATTGCATTGAGAAATGCGAAAAAGAAACGCGCAATAAGCTTTGGGAGCTTGAGGGTTACGCTTTGGCGCAATTTATTCAGGCTGGTCATTACAAGACTGACAATCAAAAAGACGATCCAAGCACAAGCTTTAAAGGCCGTTTAATTGTAGAGCTAAATGAGTTGCAAGTTAAAGTTAAGGCGCTTAGCAAGTTTGTTCTTAGTGAGCTATACGACAACTTACCTGAGATTGAGCGTAAAGCATTAAAAGAGCAGCTAGTACACATGCAGTCTTATGAAGTTGTTTTACGCGCTCGCGTATCAAGAAATTGTACGTAGGAGTAGGTCATGAATAAAAAATTACATATAGGGTTAAAGCTGGTATTGGCTACGGCTATGACTCGCGGCGATTACAACGAATATAGAGGTTGGGAATTGCCAGCCGACGAATCTCATCTTAAAAATGAAGATGGATTTTTAGTTGAGCATGTTGACGGTGGCGACAAAAATCACCCTGATCATGACGGCTATATATCGTGGTCGCCTAAAACTGTATTTGATAACGCCTACAAAGCATCTGGCGAAATGTCATTCGGTATGGCTATCGAAGCTGCACGCCGAGGTCATAAGGTGGCCCGTAAAGGCTGGAATGGTACAGGCATGTTTGCTTACATTGTTCCTGCTAATAGTTACCCTGCGCAAACAGAAGCGATTAAGGGTCAGTTTGATAATGAGATGGTTCCGTATCGTGAGTATTGGGCTATTAAGACCGCTCAAAACGATGTAGCTACATGGCAACCAAGCGGCAGTGACTCACTTGCTAATGATTGGGTTATCTATGAAAGCTAAAAGTTTAATCGCACTTGGCCTATCGGGCGTTCTTGCTGCGGTTGGCGTAACGGTTGCTAACTTTGAGGGTAAAGAGTTAACCGGCTATGTTGATCCCGTTGGTATTGAAACAACGTGCTACGGCCACACAAAAACAGCGCAAGCAGGTAAGCGCTACACAGAAGATGAATGCTTAAACCTGCTAGCCCAAGACCTAGCAGAGCATAACAAGCAGCTAATGAACGCGGTTAACGTTCCACTTTCTCAGGGTGAGCATATGGCTTACCTTTCTTTTATTTATAACGTGGGCGCGGGTAACTTTCGCCGCAGCTCATTACTACGTTATTTAAACGAAAATCAGCGCAATCGTGCTTGTGATGAATTATCACGCTGGGTTTATGCCAAAGGGCGCAAGCTTACGGGGCTTGTAAAACGCAGAGAGCAAGAGCGTCAAATGTGCTTAAAGGGTGTTAGTAATGCTAAAGCTACTTGGTAGTGTTGAGCGACTGATTATAGTAGGGCTGTTAATTGCAATAGCGGCACTCACTTATTCAGCAAGCAGCATTAAAGCTGAACTTAAAACAGCCAAGCAAACTATTGAGCAAAAGGATTTAGCAATAGAGAACGCAGCCATCCAAGCTGAATATCTAACACAAAGCGTTAAATTATCAGAGCAAGCAAACGTCAAGCTAATGAAAGAGCGTGAATCACTTGCCAAAATTAACGCCCAGCACAGCGCTGAAATTGCCAAATTAAATAAACAGTTCCACTTCGCGCAAACTCAAATTGCAAAATTAAGGTCGTCAAATGATAAAGCCGTTAAAGATTGGGCTAATAGCGCTATCCCTTGCGATGCTATCAGCTTGCTCAAGTACGCCAGCAACAAAAGTTGTGACGAGAACAGTAGTGCAAACGCAGTACAAGTACGTGACACCGCCCTTAAGCTTAATCCAGCAGTGCGAAGTGGAATCAAATTTTAACATGACCGATTCGGCTAGCTTATTAAATTACGCCCGCCAGTTAGAGCAAAACATAGATGAATGCAACAAAGGCATTGAACGCATCAAACAATGGATTATTGACAATGGATAAACCAGTAACAGTAGTAAGTTATACCGCAAGTATTGGCACTGCCGCCGGTGGGCTTTTTTCGTTAAATGAAATAGCGCTAATACTCGGTATTATTTTTACTGCCATTACGTTTTTTGTGAACTGGCGATACCAAGTTAAACGCCATTTACTTGAGCTGAAAAAGCGCCAAGAAGATGCTGAGTTTCATAAAGCAAGAATGGCCGAGCTATTAAAGCAAGATAGCTTAGAAATGATTGAGCAGCAGCCATCAGCTAACGACGATAAAGAAGTAAGTAACAATGCCTAAAATTGTATACGCGCCAATATTAGAACAAGCAGGGTTTTTAAAGCGCAAAGCCGCTGATGTTGTAGAGCAATGGGTAGCGCAGTTAGATGGGGTTATTCAGCATTGGCAGTTAACATCTGCAATAGAGTTACAGGTTGGTGGCAGAGTTGAAATTGAACTTTATAGATTAAATAATTACTTTAAATTATTTGACTCTACATCTGACAGGTTTGATGTAACAGTCTTTAATGGAGCTATAACAGAAAGAAACGACTGCATTATTTATGTTAATGGCGCTCTAACAAATCAAGTACAATCAAGCAGTGTTGAGTATGCAATAGTGCTGGAAAGAGAAGCGAGTGTTCAAGATGAAACGAGAAAAGAAATATCTATTATAGGCGCAAGATTTAACTCTGTTGAATTTCTACATGGCTACGTTAAGAATTTCAGGGTTTACAACTCGTTAGGTGTATTAACTAACGAAATCCACCTAACCAACAAAGCCCAAGGCGCGACACAACTCGCCACAGTCGGCAACGTCAACGCATTTATGCCTAACTACACAGAAGCAGTTTGGAGAAAACCATGAGCAACTTATACCAACTTTACGCATTTGTAACAGCAATGGGCTGGGCTGAGTCATTAAGTGAGCGTTGGCCAGATGCCCCATTAGTCGGTGGCTATCGCGTTTTAGTATTCACAAACGCAGATTACCCATTACTTAAAGAGCAATACCCAACAGCTGAATTTAAAGAGCTAACAGCCGAGCAAACTATAAGCGCGATTGGCGCAGGTGA